CCATTGTGAGTCGTCCGACGCGCAGTAATTTAGCCAAAGTAAATTTGTATGCGCTGGGTACTGATACCGCAAAAGCCATGATTTACGCACGCCTTGCAATACCTGCCCCAGGCCCTGGATTTTGTCATTTTCCTAAAAGTGACACGCTAGGTAACTACAATGCCGATTGGGAATATTTTCGGCAATTGACATCAGAAAAGCAAGTCACACGCACTATTAAGGGTAAAGTAATCAGACGTTTTGAAAAACCGTCAGGGGTGCGTAATGAAGCATTGGATGTCAGAGTGTACGCCAGCGCCGCTCTTTATATTTTAAATCCACGCTTACTGCCCTTGCCAGAACAACCACATGCTGCGGTGGAAAATAAATCTGAGCCAGTGCGATACAAGGATCCATTTTATTATAATATCCGTGAGGAAAAATCATGGCTTAACTTACCACCTGGTCCCTGGCTTAAATTACCCGATGATGAACCCTGGTTGTAAAATGACACATAAAAACACCCGCCATTTATTTGCCGCACCCAGACCGCATCGCTATTTTATACGCCACACTCTTAATCCTTTAATGTATGGCCAGTTTTTTAACCATGATAAGCCTTGTTATATGCGTCGTTTGTGGCAAGCTTTATGCCAGTATTGTACTTGTATAGCGTGGTTTAAACGCAGGCTTTATCCTGAGGATCCCAGTCTTAATATCGATCCAAACTACTATCCATCCGCAGTGCTTGCCATACCGCTTAAACCAAACAAGCTAGCGCATGAAAAACATACCATCAAAACCAATGACGCTTACCTTAACTCAAGCCCATAAGCAATTAGACGCCTGGATTGCCGCTAGTCTTGATGTGGCGGAAGGTAAAACTATCAGTATCAGTACCGCTGGTGGTACGCGCAGTATCACGCGTGAAGATGGTGCTGAAATTCGTCGCCAAATTCAATTCTGGCAAGATCAAGTAAACGCCTTATCTAATAAGGTCACTAAACCTTACTCACTAATAAATTTTAAGCATTAATTATGTTTGATAAAACCATTGCAGCCCTTGCGCCCGTATGGGGCTTAAAACGCCTACGCGCAAAACTCGCACTGCGCAGCTACGAGGCAGCGAAACCTTCTCGCTTGCACACCTTTAAAGGTGATAATAATAATCATGAGCTCCAGGTAAGACAAGCCAGTGCCAGTCTGCGTCAACAGGCTCGCCAGCTTGAACAAAACCATGATTTATCTGCTGGCCTGCTAGATGTACTGGTACATAATATTGTTGGCACGGGTATTAGTATTGAACCGCAAGTAAAAAACAATGCGGGCGATTTAGATTGTGATTTTAATCGCCAATTACTGGATTGCTTTAGTCAATGGATGTTATCCCCGGCTATATCATCACAATTAGATTGGCACAGTCTATGCCGCCTGATTTGTCGCGCCTGGTTGCGCGATGGGGAAGTATTAATTCGCTTAGCCGAAGGGCATATTCCACAATTTGAGCACCCCAGCAAGCTACCTTTTTCTATTGATGTATTGGAGGCTGATTTTCTGCCACTGGATTTAGACGATACAGCAAAACGTATTCAGCAAGGTATTGAAAAAAATAGTGTCGGTCAGGTGGTGGCATATCACGTAATGACAAAGCACCCGTCTAATACGAGCAATTTACACCCCCAAACTTGCCGCATTAGTGCACATCAAATAATTCATTTAAAACTGACTAAACGTTGTCATCAAAATCGCGGTGTCTCCTTATTTGCGCCAGTACTGCAACGCTTAAGCGATTTAAAGGATTATGAAGATTCAGAGCGTATTGCCGCACGTGCGGCGGCAGCTATGACTGCGTATATTAAGAAACCATTGGATGGTTTTAATCCGCTGACGCTGGGTGGATCCGATAAAACCCGTTATTTTGATGTCAAGCCCTGGACTATTCTTTGACAATTTAAACCCTGGGGAGGAAATTAATACCATTCAGAGTAACCGTCCCAGTCAATTGCTCAGTGAATTTCGTAGTGCCATGCTAAGAGCGATTGCCGCCGGCACTAGAACGAGTTATAGCAGTATCGCTAAAGATTATAACGGTACCTATAGCGCGCAGCGCCAGGAATTAGTTGAGCAAGCCACCCATTATGCCATCCTTAGACAAGAATTTATTGCCGGATTAATTCGCCCCATCTGGACACGCTGGCTGCATTTAATGTTAACCGCTAAACACATTGAGATCGCACCTAATATTGATATTAACACCTTAACTAATGCGGATTATAGAGGACCGATCATGCCCTGGATCGATCCCTTAAAAGAAGTCAAAGCCGATGTCGAAGCGGTGAATGCCGGGTTTAAATCCAGATCGCAGGTGATTAGAGAGCGCGGGGGCGATCCTATCACAGTCTGCGCTCAAAAAGATCGTGAACAAAAAAATCCAAGCAATGATGATACGTAATTCTTATGCGTGAATACCATTTACTATCCAAGCGATATTTATTAGATTGCTTAAATAAATGTAACTGTGGGCATTTAACAATTGAAGCAATAGGCGACCAATATATTAGTGTGACGATAAGCCCCATACCAGAGCACCCCAAATTATCACACTTCGCNCNCCGCCACCATTGGTACCATCAACAGGCACAAAGGCTTCAATTTTTTAGCGATACCTCACTAGATGATGATCTTCTCGCACAAGCTTACGATATTAATAATCAACAAAACACGCTAAACCTTAANCTTTCTATTGACTAAAGGACTTGACTTAAATCATACCGATCTCTGGGTGCGAACCAATAACCCACTGTCTTTTGTGCCTGACTTAAAAGATTTATTGGCGTATCAAAGCATGCCATCCCCTGCACCTTGCTGTCTTGCTCTCGCCTATTGGTGTGCACTGTGGGCTGCGATCAAACGCTGCTGCTGTGCCTTACTGGGACGATCATCCGATCCTTCCCACAGCTTAAGGTACTAAAAACATATGACCGACATGAGTACCGCATTCACTCGTGTTATGCCCTTATCAGCGCAAACCATTATTGATAATGACAAGCGCCGCTTGCAAGTCTCATTTTCTTCACCAGCGCCATTGCAACGTCAATCGTCTTTTAGTGCACCCTGGATCGAGATCTTAGGTCATGGTGAAAGTGAAATTGATTTATCGCGCTTAAATCAAGGGGCACCGGTCTTATATAACCATGACCGCTACCATCCAGATTATCATTTAGGCGTGATCGAGAAAGCATGGGTAGCAGATAAGCGAGGTCTTGCCCTCATTCGCTTAAGCAAGCGCCGTACCATCGATGGGCTGTGGCAAGATATTCAGGATGGCATTATTAAACATGTGTCTGTCGGTTATCTCATCAAACAACGCCACTTGGAACAACGCGCAGATGACGGGAAAGCTGACATTTATCGGATAACCCATTGGCAACCGCAGGAAATTAGTTTAGTCACCATCCCGGCTGACATCAGCGTTGGTATTGGTCGCAATGATAATTTTAATCTTAACGGGAGTAACACAATAATGGATAATAAAATGACCGAGCAAGAAAAATCGGTAACCACGATAGAAAAAACAGATCAAGAAAATAGTAAGACAACAGAAATTATTGGGCCAGAAAAGCGATCGCAAGATATACATGCTATCCAGGAAGCAACATTACAGAAAGAAAGCAGGCGTCGTCATATTATCCGTGATATCTTTACCCCTTACGCTGATAAATCAACGTTATGCAATCGCTGCCTGGATGATCCCAACATCAGTGTTGATATTGCCCGTCAATTATTGCTCGATGACTTAGGTCGCAGTAACTTAAACGTCAGCATTGATACCAGTGCCAGCATCACGCTTGACGGGCGCGATAAATTTAAGGCTGGGATGGAGAATTCTTTATTATTTCGTGCAGGTCTGGCTACACTTGAGACTAATAATGAATTCCAAAGCTATAAATTAGCCGAGCTAGCGCGGTTGAGCCTAAAAAAAGCTGGTGACAGTCGCACTTATTCAAGCAGTATGGACCTAATTGGGCGTGCCTTTACCCATTCAAGTTCAGACTTCCCGGCTATTTTAAGCAATACTGCGTATAAATCCATGCTTAAAGGTTACCAGGAAACGGCGGAAACATTTATACAATGGACCAGTACTGGCGTGCTCACTGATTTTAAAATCAATTCACGGGTTGATTTAAATGTTTTTCCTAGTTTGAAAAAAGTCCCCGCCAATGCACAATATAAATACGCCACAATGGATGATCGTCAAGAAACCATCCAACTGGCCACCTATGGCGCGATGTTTGCCATCAATCGACAAGCCATCATTAATGACGATTTGCAGGTGTTTACCCAAATTCCGCGCAAGATGGGACAAGCAGCGCAGCGCACAATCGCCAATTTAGTCTATGCTATTTTAAGCGATAATCCCAAGATGGCAGATCTCCATCCTTTGTTCAGCAAAGCACATCATAATGTGATGGATAAAAAAATGCCTTTTAATGTGCAAGCACTTAGTCAAGCACGCGTGGCAATGGCAACGCAACAGCTTGAAGGGGTGACTTTAAATATCACGCCGGCTTTTCTGATAGTGCCAGTTGCATTGGAGGGACAAGCGAAAGTGTTAATGAATTCGGAAACTGATATTACCCAAGCCAATTCTCAGGTGCCTAATGCGGTTAGAGGATTAGCACAGGTGATTGCCGATCCCAGACTTGATTTAGCATCGAGCACTACTTGGTATTTAACCGCTAATCCTNATCAATTTGATGTCCTGGAAGTGGCTTACCTAGACGGTAATGCACAACCAACGTTGGAGGAGCAAGCTGCTTGGGTAACCGATGGCATTAGTTATAAGGTACGCCTGGATGCTGGGGTGAAAGCGTTGGATTATCGTACCTTTTATCGTGGGGAAGTTGGGTAGTATTATTATTTTAAATTGATAAGGAAAAGCTGATGGCAGGAAATTATTTACAACAAGGTGATGTACTTGATTATTTGAATGATAATGAAGCGGCTATTGTTAGCGGAGCAGTCGTTGTGATAGGCAAGCGTGTCAGTGTGGCATTAACTGATATTGCGCCAGAAACTGTTGGTGCAATACAGGTGGTGGGTGTTTTTAATTTACCTAAAGCGGCAGAAGTTGTCACGATGGGGACACCGTTGTATTGGAAAGCAAGCCCACAGCACTTAACTAAGACTGCTACTGGTAATATCTTAGCCGGCTTTGCTTGTGCCAGTACTACTGCCGCCGATAAGACTATCGCTATTAAAATTAATGCCTGATTGTCAGTATCACACCCTTAGTAGCCAATTGATTCATTATTTTGGCCAAGCAGCCCTGCTGTTTCAGGAGGGTAAGGTATTTGAGATTGTCGGGGTGTTTGACCAAGCATCACTTGAAACATTAGCCATTGAAAACTGCCAAGCATTATTTACGGTGGCCAGCCAAGATTTACCCTCAAATCTTCATGGCAGCCTTCTGCAATTAAATGCTAAGCACTACCAAATTGTCCAAGTACAAGCTGACGGGATGGGGGCTGTGGCGTTAGTATTGAGTGATACAACATGACGATTAATGGTATGACACTAGATGTTAACGCTGATATTAAACAGGTGACCAAAATGCTAGGCTGCTTGCAGCAGGGCAAAATTAATAAGGCGGCAACTCGAGCGTTGAATAAAACAGCCACTAATGTACGAACACATGCAGTACGCTTGATTGCTAACGATATCGGGGTCAAACAGAAACAGGTACGCGCTAATATTATTTTAGCGCGCGCACGGCGTAATTTTCTACAAGCAAGCCTTATTGCCGCCAAGAGACGATTTACATTAATTGAGCTTGACCCACGTGCTAGACAAACAGTACGTGGGGTGCAGATTAAACAGCAGGGGGTAAGGCGCATTATCCCGCATGCTTTTATTATTACCCGGCGTCAATCAGGGCAATTAGCTATCGTTAAACGTAAAACCACCAGGCGTTATCCCTTGATTGAATTACGCGGTCCTAGTGTGGCTACTGTATTTGTCACGCCAGCAGTAATGAATAATATGCAGCAAACGGCTAATCAAGCCTGGCTGAAACATTTCCAGCATGAGTTACATTATGAAATCAGTAAACTTTAAATCAAAACGCCGTTTAATTCGCAAAAAAATAGCCGAAAAATTAAATCCTATCGTCCAGGGGCGTGTTTTTATGTCTCGCATTTATCCTGTTGATCAAAGCGCGCTACCTGGCTTAACGGTATTTATTAATCGCGATGCGACTAATCTTGAGTATATGACGATGGGTAGTCAACGCTGGCATGATTTAAGCTTGACGGTGCAGGTGCATGTGACTGGTAATAATCCGATTGATGAAGCTATTGATGAGCTGGAGAGAGAGGTTTATCAATGTTTGACGTCCGATCCGACTTTAGATGGTTTAGTGATGAATTTGCGCTACTTGAGTACGGAGATTTCTTTCAGTGGTGAAGGATCAAAACCAGTAGGCATTGCCGATCTTAGTTTTATGTTAACTTTTAGAGAATAACACCATGAGCATTTATCGAGGATCTGAAGGCTTGGTTAAAATTGGTACGAAAACCATTGCTGAAGTAAACAATTGGACGATTGAACAAAGTGTCGATACCACCGATGCCTCTGTCATGGGGCATCACTGGCAACGGCATGTAGCTTTGTTAAAAAGCTGGACAGGGAGTGCGACTGCGTTTTGGGATGAGGATGACACGCAAGGTCAAGGTGCTCTACTGCTTGGCAAAGCGTTTACCTTGCGGTTTTATCCGAGTAGTAATAGTCGTTATTTCACAGGCACGGTACTTGTGACAGGCTTATCACTCTCTGCTGGGATGACAGATTTGGTCGAGGCAAGCTTTAGTTTTCAAGGCACGGGGAATTAAAAAGTCATGGCACCGGGCAAGAAAACGTCTTAAATCATTATCACTTTTTGTGTTCACTTAATATAGGAGATATATCATGTCACTGCTGAGTATTGCTAAAAATCATTTTCAGAATTTGTTGAAACAACAGGTTTTAAAATATCTGACGGTACCTGAATGGCAACAGGATGGAAAACCGATAAAGATATTCTTTCAATC